AAATATGCAGCATTTTTTATAAGATTGTAAAGGCGGCGGTCACGTCTGGCGCCATGTACCTTGATACTTATCATTCTAAAGCTACTTATAAAAAAACGGGATCCTCATAGAAGACCCCGTTTTTTTAATTGTATATGCTAAACGATTATGCGTAGGACTCGATCATACGAGCAAGGTCACCATCAGATACTTCAACGCCGGCAGCAAGTGCGCCTGCTGCCATATTTAAGCCGCGTGATAGTTTACGAAGGTTAGCACTTTGTTTGCTCTTACCTTTACGAAGCAAATCAACAACATGCAAACGAGCTTTTTGATCAAGTGAAAGACCGTCTTCAAGCTTCATATCTCCTACAATCTTTTCCATAAAGTCATAGATTTCAACTTCAGTAGGATCGATGTTGATGATAAAAGCACGTGTACGTAGTGCACCATCTGGATCAAGTTTGTCAAGGTTAAGGTTTGAGATAAAGATAATTTTACCAGTAAATTCAAAGTAACGAGGAATCAATCCTTGATCAATAATTTCGTCATCACTCATGTCGTTTTCAGGATCGACAACATTTTTACCCATTTTATTCCAAACAAGTTTACGAATCTTTTTGGTGTCAGTAGCAGCCTTTAATAGGTTACGAGCTTCCTGATCGCCAAGTGCGTCGTCACTGTCATCAAAGAAAACAATATCATTTTTGTAACGGAACAACAATGAATAGAGACCAGCAGCACTTGCGGAACCAGTATTTTTAAAATAACCATTGCCATCGCGCAGTCCCATATCAGCAAGTATCTTTTCAGTCGTATGAGTTTTACCAACTCCACCCTTACCAGAAACAAAGAGTGCATTTGATGCGCCGCTAACAGTGAGTTTAACTAGGTTTTCAAGATCTTTTAGCTGAGCTTCAAATGATAGGCGCTCACGATCTGCTTCAATTTGTTCTACTTCCGGAGAATAACTGTATTTTTCTTTAGCAGCACCTTTAGAAACGACTCCGGCTACGACTCCAATACGAGCCATAATCTTTCCCTTTTCAGCTTTGATTTGCTTTAAGTCTTTTGCCTTGCCGACCCAAACATACTTGATGCCTTGCTTTTCAATATAGTTTGGATATGCCGCTGAAAGAGCGTCAAAGATTTTAACACCAGGAATGCCGTACATGCTGTAAATCTTACTTTTTACAAAGTTTGGGTCAACAAGATAGTCAGCAATCTCATCAAAAATAGCTTCAAAGTCATGACTGCTACGTGCTTCATTTAGCACTCCTTCATAGAGTGGCACCTCGTCAGGCATAGACATAATCTTGCCAAGTTCAACAGTGCCTGCACTTATGATGTCTGCAACGATTGGAAGTGTCTTTACAAGCGATACGCTCTGGTCAAATTCAATATGAAATGGAGTTGGGCTCTTACCATTCCAATAGTCTATAGATGCCAAGTTATTTAAACCAGCAAGCGAGCTTTGAGTCCAGTTAAAACGAATACTTTGGTTGCGCTTTGTAGTATAGAGACGTAGTCCAAAACCAGTGCCATTAGAATTCTTGTATTTTTCTAATCCAGGATATTTAAAAAATGTAGTACCAGTCTTTTTCTTAAGGTAGCGTTGAATAATGAATGCAGCTTTTTCTACAGATGATGTAGAGAGCGCCTCTGTTAGGTAACGTTTAAATTCGGTTAGTTTTGACATATAGTGTATTTATAAAATAATTTATGTATTATTTATATAATTACACGTTTATGCTACTATAGTCTCTATTTTTTCGTTGACTATTAAATGGAGTGCTTACTACTGGAGAACTATCACCATCATTGGTAATATTTGCCATAGGATCTGAAATATCATATAGTCTCATCTTGGAAAGATCAATTCCAATAGTAAATCGTTTATTGCTTGTTGGATCATTATAACGATTCTTGAGTTGCTTAACCATAATCTGATTCATTTTGTCAAGTTGTTCAGTTCGAATAAATGCAAGCATCAAATCGGCCGTTGCGGGAAGTCCAAACGATTCTGAGGTGTCAGTAATTTCTACATCTGAATTATTAAATCCTCCGCGAGTGACCTGAGTGGCACTCCAGATTGGGACATTAAACTCTACAGCAAGACCACGAAGCTCCTCAGCAATACTTTTGATAAAACTATAGGTGTTGATGCTACCACTTAATCCTTTAACACGTGAAGACGCACAAATATTAAGATAATCTACATATATGATATCGGGTTCAAACTTCTTTTTAAGTTTTAATTCGAGCAGCAGTGCTCTAAAGTGACCAACATGTGCCGCTGCAGTTGGATATTCCTTCACAATAAGTTTTCCATGAGTGCGTTTAGAGATGTCCTCTACGCGAGAATGAAATTCGCGTTGAGACAGGTCTTTGATTTTATCAATTCGTATATCAAGCAAATTAGCATCGATACGTTCTGCAATACGCTCTTCTGCCATTTCAAGAGTAATATACAAGACATTTCGCCCTTGGGCAAGAGCAGCAGCAGCCATATGACACATGCCTAAACTCTTGCCACAACCAGTGTTATGAGAAGAAACTCCATCGGTATAATAACGATGATTTTCATGATCAACAGTAATATCTACAATCGGTATTTGATTTCCTGTTTTTGTAACTATACCAATTTGATAACCGTCTTCAGTTAAATATTTTTGTTTTGTATGAACTAAATCTTTAGCATATTTCCAACCATCAATGGTTTCAAATAAATGATTTTCATTAACTCTAATAATTTTGCCGCTATTAAGCAATAAAACATATTCATCCCACATTCCTTTATCAATAAATGCTGACACAGGAACATATCCATCTGGAGAATGCACTTCTATTGAATAACCTTCGTTTAAAAGTGTTTCGATTTCTTTAATTGCAATAACTTTTTCTGTCATAAAATGTAAGTTTTTATAAATATAATATTAGCCGGAACAGTATATAGTCTTATGAAATTTTACTCTCAAATTTATTATAAACTTTGTAATGAAAATGTAAATAATAAAATTCATTATTGTAAAGGATCAAATATACATAAACATCATATTATTCCGCGTCATGCTGGTGGAGGAGAAGACGAAAGCAATTTTACTTATCTTAGCATTAGACAACATATAATTGCTCATTTTTTGTTGTGGAAAATGCATAGAATGGTTAATGATTTGCGATCAATGCAGATGTTAGGAGCAAAGTTAACGTATGAACAAAGGAGTATTGTTGGTAAATGGTGCTATGAAAATAAAATAGGAATGTTTTCATTTAGTAAAGAGAAAAAGGCAGAAATTTCACGCCGAAATGGTAAAATGTCAAAAGAAAAAGAAACTGGTATTCATAATCCGGAAAATTTTTCAAAATTTGCTTCACTTGGAGGAAAGGCTTCGATAATTTCGCCTAATAACCCATGGACATATTGGGCTACTCCTGAAGGTAGATCAACACGAGCAAAGTTGGGTGGAAAATCACATCTCGGAAAATTATGGATCCACAAAGATGATGTCATAACACGTTGTCTGTATAACGAAATTAACGAAAAGATGGATAATGGATGGAAATATGGAATGAAAGATGGCGGAAGGGAATATGTAAACAACGGAGAAAAAACATTTCGAGTTGAGTCCGATAAAATATTTGACTTATTATTGCGAGGTTGGAAATTGGGAAAAGCGTCTAATTATAAACCAGATCGTAAACGTTCTAAGCATGAACTTTCTTATGCAGCTTTACTCGAACTTGAGTGTCAGGATGAACACAGCCGGCGAGAATAATGTTTAGCGTCTTACGTGGAATGCCTCCGCCAGTAATTGTATTAAACATATCCAAGTCAAAGGGAATTTTATCTTCTGTCTTGTGATAAAACTCATAGCGACCATCTACGTTTTCAAGATAATCATGCCCAACGTTTGTATCAAATGTTACGCTTAGTGCCTTACTAAGTATACTTGGAATTGCTCCTTCTGCTTTGTCAGGAGACTTGCCATCAATAATAGAAACTGCTTCAATAATAGCAAGATGAACTGCTCGATCTTTACACCACTTTTCAGTTTGAACAAGTAACCATTCATGCTCAACTGAAAAATTTTCATTTAACGTTGAGATTGATTGTGCAATTGCGCCTGCGTCTGTACGACGAGTATGTTCGGACTGCTGAAATTCAATTGCTAACGATGATGAATTTGGGAGTTTATTATACTTTGTTATAAACTGCAATATAAGACCATATATCGCCTTATGATGTCCTTCAAAATATTCTGGTTTTAAGTGTGGTAGGGTTTTACGACAAAATGCTTCGTTATTGACTAGATTTTTAATTATGATGTCTTGAAGATTATTCTCCATGTTGTTTTGTTTCGAATTTATTATTTTCTAAAATGTCTTCTAATATTGAACCTATATAATTCTTAAAACTTTGATTATGTTTTAAATTTTCTAAGGTTTCATATTGTGGGCAACTCATTATAGCATATTTAAACTTTAATGTACATGTATTATTGTCTAAATTTTCAACAAACTGTATTTTATCATACTTGTATACGACATCTTTATACTGTGAGCATAGTAGTTTAACGCAATAATCGTCATCATTATGCATATCAGGCACTAAAATATAGTCAATTGTTTCGCTTGGCATAAATTTTAATCGCAAGAATTTCCGTATGTTTGTGGCAACCAAACATATGAAGATATTACATATTTAGGATTAGAAACTGGAGTTGCACCTTTGTGCGGATACATATAATATGGAGGAAAGCAAAGTACATTTCCAGCCTCTGGCTTTATAGAGATTTCAGTTCCAATATCAAACAACGTTTCGCCGCCTTCAGCAACATCATTAAGATACCAAAACATTACAACTGCACGTTTACTTGAACCTACATCACAATGATCTGTATGCCAATCAAAAACTCCAGTTCCTGGTTCGTATCGTTTTATTCGTGGTGCTTCAAAATCTTGCAGTGGTTCGTAGCAAGGCAGACGATCTTTTAAGATATTACATGTTTTTTCAAGATAATATTCATTTACTGCTTTCATAAGAGACCCCATAGGAGCTCTAAATTCTTCGAATGCAGGATGATCCAGCATATTGATCTCCTCAAAATCTAGAATCTTATTTTTACGATGTATTTTTAATGGATCATTGTTTGCTACCGAATCGTAGCGAGCAATCAAAGCCTCACACATGTCGAGTGGCATTGCATCTTTTAATAGCAGTATATAGTCAGCAAGTGTTTTCATAATATTATTCTTCTTCAATATCTGACTCAACGCTGTCGGTAATCATGTCTCGCAAACCGATTGTATACTTTTGTTTGATATAAGAAGCGAATGTAGTTTTAGTAAAGATAGTCTCCCAAAACTCTTTCGTTAACGTTTGAGCTGCGCGTAGATTTCCAGTCAATTCTGTTTTTGTTGCTGGATCATAAGCAACATACCAACCATTTTTAGGTTTAATTACAAAGCCACCGTCGAGCGCGACATCAAGTAGTCCACTCCATTTTTGAATGCCGCCTTCCCAACTTACACTAATCGGAATTTTGCTTTTTTCTTTGACGAACCGTGACTTTTCAACGTTGATGATAAAGTGATAGCCTTGAATCTCGGTGCCTTCTTTGTCTTGCTGACGACCAAGGATCCAGATGTTGTCAGCGCTGTATGTAATTCCAGTGCCACCACTCACAACAGCCTTACTAAACATCTCCTGCGTTTGATAGGTGTGGTTAATTGCGAGGAGCGGAATGTTTTTCATAGTAAGGTAAGGAGTTACCATACGAAACAGTGCTTTGAGGCTCTTTGCTCTCGTCATGTCAGCAACACTCTTCTCGCTCATTGCATCCTCAAGTTCTTTTTTAGAAGCGAGGTTGCCAACAGAATCAATTACAATAATAACTTTATCTGAGCGTTCGACAGTATCAAGTTGATGAACAATATCAAATTTTAGCTCTTCGATATTTTTAATTGGAATGTGCAGCACTCGTGATGTATCAATACCAAAGCTTTCAAAATACGACTGAGGGCTACCAAACTCACTGTCATAAAACATGAGTGCTGCCTCTGGATGTTTTTTTAGATAGGCACTCGCCATAAGCAGGGCGAAGCTTGTTTTGAAATGCTTACTTGGTCCAGCGAGTACAGTCAAACCACTTGTAAGTCCGCCATCAATGCTACCTGAAAGGGCAACGTTGATCATTGGAACGGATGTGGATGTAATATCCTTTTCAGAATAGAAGCTACTTTCAGCAAGTACTTCCGCTTCTTTGATACGACAATTTTTCTTTAATCTTTCAAGTATAGATGACATAGTTTATTTTCCTTTGGTATATTATATATTGTTTGCTTGTAAAGTAAACAAGAAATTACGCATTTAATACTGCATTTAATTCTTGACGCGTAACTTCTTTGTCTAGTGGATGATTGCGATAAATCGCTTCTCGTTGTGCCTGTGCAATCTCAGTTAATTGAGAGTCGCTGAGAGTCGCGATGTCAGATGCTCGAATGTTTGCAAGGCTCTCGTCACGATAATACAACATCATTTCTTTAGGTTCACCAATAAGAATTGACTCTACGTCAGCAATTTGTAGAGGTCGTGCTCTCCACCATCCAGATCCGGCGTGGAAATATCCAGGCATAAGTATGCCCCATTGTGATGCATAGACATTCATCATTTCGCTTTCAACAACTCTGTCTTGGCCATCTTTACGAGAGCCATATTGCTTTAGAGGCCAATCTGTTGATTCTACTCCCTGTTTTGCCAACCATTTTTTAGTCTTGTCTTGGACTAGTCCAGCAAAATTAAACACTCGCTGTTTTGGCTCAGGAAAGAGAGCTGGTGTTGCTTGGCGATTTAAGTGATATGGATTTGGGTTGTATCCAAATAGCAATTCTTTTGGCCAGTCTAATAATAGACTTAGGTCACCACCAGCAAAGGCGGGCATACACATTCTGTTTGTTTTGCTCTTTATCTTTTCAATTGCTTGAAGAAATACATCTGCATGCGTTTCAATATCACTTGGAATATTAGTATGACTGTCTACAACAAATTTTCTAAATAACTTAGTTGGATCGCTCAGCGAAGTGATTCCAGAGAAAATACTATCGGTTTGCCAATCATCAAAAGCAAAAATACAATTTGGATGACGTGATATTGCCCAAAGTGCATTATAGACAAACCCGGCAAACCCGGCAGGGTTGTGTAAAAACACAAACACCTCATCATATTCATCTAAACTTTCGCCAATAATAGTAGGACGCATATCAACGATATGACCCATATCACGAAGCACTCGTGGCAAACTATATTGACACATCGCAACCTGCAATTGTTGTTGCAGATAAAAGTCATATGTACATTGTGCTTTATTACAACCAGTAATTAGTATTCTCATGCTTGTGTTTCTTGCTTACGTCTATTTAAAAAGTCACGATCCGGATCCTGACCATCAATTCCACCACGACACCATGCAACGAGAAAGCTGCCATAGTTAATTAGATCCTTGCCGCTGTCTTCAATACTTTCAAAGTTTGGAGTGTAATTTGGATCATTTTCCATAGCTTCAAGAACGCTTGACATACGTAGCACCTTTGCGTGTATAACGTCAAGTATACTCGCTGCGCCACGTGGATAATAGTCTGCTTGACGAATCCGGCTGTGAGGATTTTGATAGTCATTCGCTTTTTTATGTGTTAATTCAATACACTCTTTTAGTACTTTTACGCTTTCCTTTTCTTCCATTTTATTATTTAGTTTTATTGTTCAAATTTATAAAACGTTACACTTTAAGATCTGCAGATCAATTCATTTTTTCATGTTTATTAACCTTGACCGCGAGAAAGTTTCTTATAGTTTTTACTTTGTTTGAGATGTGAAGTCTTGCTTTTAGCATGAATGCCTTTGCGCTTAATTTTCTTTTGTTGTACTTTAATTCCAGTGTGTTTCATATGTGTTATTATATATGTTTTTTAAGCTTTGTAAATATCAAAGGGAGTGTTCTTGAATATATTTTTTACAATTGTTAAAATGGTATCGTGACATATTTGGGCCACTACCAACTAATAGACAATGAGGACATTGCTTTTGTGCCAAATTATGTTTTTTACCTCGCTGACTCTTAGACAATTTACTTCTTAAAATTTTACTTTTTTCTTCTCCGTGTATTTCATCATATGTTTTTCCTTCATTATTTTTTGCCCATTCAATTATACCATATGCATGTTCTGATTTACCAAATGCTGGATTATTTTCACCTTTCATTTTTTCTGAATGATCTGGTCTTTTTTTACCTCTAAATCCATTTCCACATTTGTATTTGTGTTCTTCAGTTAATTTTTTACCAAACATTCCATTTTTTTCTCCATGAAATGAACCACCTAATGCTTCATTTTTCATATTATATGATAACGGATCATTTGCTGCATCTAATTCTTTAAGAATTCTTTCCTCTTCTTCTCTATAAAAATCTCCTTCATATAACAATTCTTCAGTAAAAGAATCTATACCGTATTTTAATTTTGCTCTTTGCCAAATTAAACCGCTTCCACTATAGTTTTTCTTTTTTCCATTATGACTTCCTATATAATACATTCCAGTATTGACGTGAGTAAATTTATAAACATATCCCATTTAGGTATTTATAACCAAACTCTATGTCGTTAAGATTTATTATACAAAATATTATAATCTTTTTTAGAAATGTAGAATTCTCCAGTTTTAGAATAATGATCAATCAAATAATATTGATTTTCGTATGCATGTAGACTGCCGACTTGCCAAATGATATTTCCTGGGACAATCTTATCGGCTTTTTTGGTACCACAATTATAATCATAGACGAGTTTGTCTTGAACATACTTTTGCCACGCATAGTCATTACGATAACCTGCCCAAATATCATTGCTACGCATCTGTACAACAACCTGCAGGGCACCATTACGAATTATATATTGCACTGCATTTGTGCAAATAAAGTCACTCATGCCGCCTACACACCAGTTGCTATGCATGCTTGGTCGAGTATAGATCATGACAGCTCGGCGACTGTTTGGTGAACGAGACAATTCCATTAACACATTTTCATATTGCGCATAGTTTTCAGAGTTGAAAACAAGATAACCATAATTTGAATTGATTTTGCCATCACGACTTGAAACGTCTTGCCAAATTTTAGGAACAACACCAGGAATGTCTTTTACATAGAGACTTTGCGAAAGATACCATTCCAACTCGCGTTGAATATAGTCATCGTTAATTTCACCAAAGATACTTGGTTCATTGGCACAAAAGCTTGCACCAACAAGCTCGAGTGTAGTGACACCACTCTTATCAACTACAAAATTTTTGCTTTTGTATTGACCTACAAAATATTGTCGTATTTGCTCTATTGTCATATTAACCAAAAATAATTTTGCGAAACGCGACGATTAAACTCAAATGATAGTTGTCTTGCTCTTCAAGAGCTGCTGTGCGCTCAGAGAGCGCGTCATAATTTTCAGACAACTCGCACTCTATAATTTTATTGACTTGAAGTGGTCGATCATTAGTGATATAGAGATAAACATCTGAAACAGCATCTTTGATTGAATGACCATTTTCGATTGAAGACCATGAAATGCTATTAAAACAATCTTGACGTTCAACAAAATCGAGCACCTTTGAAAATAGTTGATTTTGTAAAACGTCAGTGGTGTGTACATCTGCCTTTGCACAAAACATTGAATAGAGGCGATCTAGAATAGGATGAGTGTCTGTCATATAGTGATTTATAAGAGAAAGATCCCAGACAGCAATTTAAAATTACCATCTGGGATTTTTAAGAAGCGTCAAATTAAATCAGAGACGCTTTACTTTACGTGGTTTTTTGGCTTTAACTGGCGCTGGAGACTCAAACTCTTCAGCAATCTCTTGAGGAGATGCGATCCAACAAAAGACTTCTCCACCTTCGCTTGAAGAAGGAATCTCATCATTTGCCTTTTCAACAACCTCTGGCACGACTTCAGCAGCAACTTTTTTTGCAGCACTCGGTTTACGACCACGCTTCTTTGGACCAGCCTTCATTGCTGCTGCAATAACCTCAGCGGGAGGCATTTGCGGCAAATAGCGACTATAACCAATCGACTTGTCTTTGCCAAGGAAGGTTTGGCCAATTTCACGACAAGTAAGACCAAAGGTCTTACCGACTTCATAAACTTCCTTGGCAGTAAAGCCAGCGGAAGCATTGGGACGAGAATTGAACTCGTCAATCATTTCTTTTACGCGTGTTAGCATATGTTTGTTTTGTTGTTAGGAGACTATTATAACTTAAAATTTAGAAGATGTACACAACTTTTTACATTAAATTGCATTGAGAGCATATTGTCCAAGACTTCTTCTAGTATTGTTCGTTGTGTCTGTTCGTTGTGTCTGTTTGCATACCTTATTGTATTAGAGTTTCGTATGCTTATTGATTAGACTTCGTCTTCGTCTTCCTCAACATAATCAGGATCATTGTAATTCATGTCCTTAAGTATGCTAAGAATATCTTCACACATCTCTTTGAGTCTATCGTATGCTTCTGCCTCTTGACGGCAACTCAACGCTTTACGATAATCTTCGGGCGATGTTCCATCATCGAGAGCAGCTAGTAGATCACTCTCGATTTGTTTCATAGCATGAACGGTATTCTCGAACATGCAGTAGCTCATATTAGGGTAGTTTGACATGGTATTAGTGGTGGTATTTGTATTAGAGAAGATCGTGGACGATATATTCTTCAACAGTTGGAAGAGTGCGACGATACTGTTCCAAGTCAGAAATCAAATCGTCGAGCGTCTCACGATTGTGCATCCCGCGCCAGTTGGCACTTGCATTGAAAAGTTCGAGCATCTGCTTATAAATCTCTTCGTGGGAAGGGAACTTAATTTCGGTTTGCATATTGTGGTTGGTTGTGCTTACATGGTTATTATTGTATCGGTGTTCGTTACTTGCGATCGTAGTCAAGAGTGATCCAGGTATGGATGAGCCAGTTAGAGAAGGTCTCTCTAAACGCTTGAGCGCTCTTGATAGAGTTAAACTCATGCTCGGTAATGCTACCGTTCTGATTGGCGACTCTAACAACTACGATGTATGGCTTGGCGGTGGTCATATGCTTATTTTGGTTGGTGTTGCTTACATGGCTATTATAGCATAAAACGCACGGAAAGTACACAACTTTTTTCAACAAAAATGCACTTTTTTTCACTTTTTTCGTCCCCGGGACCATATTTTAGGCATTTTTAGCCCTTGGGAGGCCTGGGACAAGGATAGTGTAGTACAAATGACCACACTATCCCCAAACCTGCTTGCTGAGTGTATTTTTTACTTCAGAATATAAACATCCATCCAGGCAGGAGTGGACTTTACAAGCTGAGTGTATGATGATCTTGGAACGTAGATGTCAAAGACATATCCACGACCACGAGCAGCACTTTTGCGAGTAACAGCCGAACC